CAAGAAACTTTACCGATATAATGTCAGATGCATTTAGCGGATATCAAAGTTTTCAAAATGGTCGTACTCAAAAATTACAATTGGGATTAGAAACAGATTTATTAAAATCAGAAATAGCAAAAAAATCTAAAAGATTTAGATCCATTTGCTATGCCAAAAATTAATTTAGGAGCAATGTATAAAGATCCAGTAACAGGCAAAATATTTAAAAGTTTAAATTTACAAGCTTTTGAAGGTTCACGTAGTGAAATTATGTCTTCTGGCGGCATACATTTAGGTTTTGCCGCAGGCGGCGATTTGGTTGATTGGCTAAAACAATTAGGCGGTCAAGTTGTTAATAAACAACCAATTACAAAAGATATTGGTGCTGATTGGGATAATTCATCATCAACATCAATAAATTCACCAGATCATTTTCTTAAACCTTTTCATGAAAGAGTTAGAGATAATTATAAACGTGAAAATATACCAATACCAATGATAATTGATAAATTTTTAAAACATCAAGCACAATGAAAAAGAAAAAACCATGCAAATGCAAGAATTGCCGAAAGCAATATAAACTAAAAAGGAAAGTTAAAAAATGAATGGAATGAATCAAAATAATCTTTTGACTACACCGTTGACTCCAAAGCGATCAACAAGGATAGATCAAAAGACAGTTATTACATCAGGCAACGCGGGCAAAATCATCCCAGTTGCATGTATACCACTACTCCGCGAAGACGGTGTAAAGCGATCAAGAATGCAAATCGCAGTGGAAATGATGGAAACTGCCGAAACGTTATTTAACGGAGTAAACGTGACTGTAAATGCACACTTAGTTCCTAAGTTAGCATTTGATCGTTTTAATGGAATGGACGATTTAAACAGGTCATACCAAGGCGTACCACGTGAGGATGGCGAAACGCCAATCCCATTTATTGAAACACATACATTTAGCCAAGCTGACAATGAGTTTTATAAAACCTTAGGTATGCACGCACAAGGTTCAGCAACAGTCAACCGCGATTACATCGAGGCATATAACACTGTTGTAAACTTTAGACGCAAAGAGCGTTCATCAAGTTTAACAATGCGAACAATGACAGATACTTCATTGGCACAAGCATTTTGGAACCACACAACAATGGCACACATTGTTCCAGATTTTGATCAGGCAATAATTGACGGCGAAGTTGCATTAAATGTTGTATCTGCAAATATGCCATTACATTCAAAAATGTATTCACAAAACGTTGATAGTGGCAATTATTATAGATATCCAAATGCAACACCTAATTTTCTTCCGACTGGCACAAATGGAACTGAAGTAAATTGGGGTCAAGAAATTTGGACTGAATTAGCAGATGATGGTATTACAGTATCATTATCAAATATTGAAATGGCTAAAAAGACACAAGCTTTTGCTAGAGCACGAAGCATGTTTCAAGGCCATGATGATGATTATATTATCGATACATTGATGGCAGGTATAAGAATACCTGACCAAGCAATGAAACAACCAATTTTATTGGCACAACAACGTACTCAAATGGGTTATCAACAACGCTTTGCATCAGATGCGGCAAATCTTGACGAGTCTGTAACAGTTGGTGGTGCATTGGTTGATATAACAATGAGAACTCCTGCAATAAATACAGGTGGCATAATTGTTATTACAGCTGAAATAACACCAGAGCAGTTATTTGAGCGTCAAAAAGATCATTATTTACATACAACTAATGTGAATAATTATCCTGAGTTCACAAGAGATGAACTTGATCCAGAAAAAGTAAGTATCGTTACAAACGATCATATCGATGTGGATCATACTACACCAAATGCTGTATTTGGTTATGCACCGCTTAATCATGAATACATGCGAAGCGCGCCAAACATTGGAGGTAAATATTACCGACCTGATGTTGATGCGGCATTTGATGAGGACAGACAAAAAATCTGGGCAAACGAAACGGTTGATCCAGAATTAACAGAGGATTTCTATCTCTGTAATAATGTTCATCACAAAGTATTTGCTGATAGCACATCTGATGCATTTGAAATTACTGCACGCGGTACATTTGAAATCACAGGAAACACAGTATTCGGCGGGGCGTTAAAGGAAGCAACCGACGATTATGACCAAGTAATGGCAGATGTTGATCAAACAAGATTAACAAAAGCATAAAAGTCCCCTCCCCTGCCCCGCGTAAGCGGGGCAAATTAACCATATAGGAAAAAATATGAAACGTTATCAAATTCAAGCCCTCGATGGGTGGAACAAATTAAAGTTAAATGAAACTTTAGAATTTGTTGTTAAAGGCAATAGCCGAACCATACGTGTTGAATTTAATACAAGCGACAAAGTTGCTTTGTATGGATCAAACACAAAAGATTTCGCTGACCTTTCTTTTCATGCTTCTGTGATAGGTTCTAGGGGCTATTTGGCAGAGTTTTCAAGGTGTTACTGAGCCGATTTTTAACACCTGAGAATCCTTCCAAATTCCCCTTTTTTTGTGCCCAAAATGTTCGTTTTACGCGATTTTCACCCTGCCAATGTGTCTATTTTCAGAGGAAAGTTTCGAATTGCCCCTTTTTTAGCAGTCATAAAAGTCTACCCTTCGGGTACAA